GGCCTTGGAACCGTCACTCTGACTGATACAAGACCAATCAGCTTGCTTACTGCTGTCCAACTACAGTCAACCCCTACCATTTCGTTGACCAGCCCGAACGAGGTTACATTCTCTCCGATAGGATCTGGATCACTTCCTTCTCCTTTGGCTGCAAATACTACCTATTTTGCTCAAAGCATAGACAGCACTGACCTACAAATCTATAGCTCCATTTCAGATGCTCAGAACAGCATCAATCCAGTGCTTCTTTCTGGAAACAGCGGACAATTTTATGTGGATCTTCGGAAGGAGATTGCACCAACTACCGTTCTTAATTTCACGGTCTTGCATTACTTCCAAAATGGAGATCAGGTACAGGCATATACGGCTGGTGGAACACTTCCGCTTCCTCTTATCCAAGGACAAAATTACTTTGTTCATTATCTGACTCCATATCAGGTATCTATTCATACAAATGCAAACGATGCTGTAAACGGAACCAATCCTATCATTCTGACGACCGCAGGGTCTGGTAATAATTCAATCGTTAAACTGATCAATGCTACGGTAAACATTGGTCAGACTAGCAACATCACAGCAGCAGGATTCAATTTATCAACTCCTACGGGGTCTGGAGCAGCAGCAACTGGTGTTTCTGTAGGCGCGGTCACAAACGTGAGTGTGACGAACGCAGGAGCCAATTACAGCGCAGGAAACGTGCCTCTTGTAACATTCAGCGCACCTCCTACTCCTCCTACTGGCACAAACCAAGAAACTAGGCAGGCTCAGGGATACGCAATCATGGTATTGGCATCCGGCAGCACTACGAACTACACCGTAGGATCTGTAGTTATTACTGATGGCGGACTTGGATACATCACACCTCCTTCAGTAACTTTCTCCAGCGTAAGTGGAGCCACAACTGCAACCGCTGTAGCATCTATCACAAAATCATTTGTATCTTACTTCAACATTGTATCCGGCGGATCAGGGTACACCGTTGCTCCACAAGTTAGCGTAACTGGAGGAGGTGGTTCTGGATGTACTGCTGTTGCAACCGTTGCAAACGGTCAGGTTACAGCAATCAACGTAGTTACTGAAGGAACTGGATATACATCAAATCCTTCTATCACAATTACCCCTTCGACTGGTGTATTCGTTGAGTTTACTACCACAGGAACGCTTCCTTCTCCGCTCAAATCAGGAACTGCTTACAGAGCAGAGCCTCCGCTGAACAATAGTGGAACATTTACGATCAAGGACGGTTTATTCAACCCGATCACAATCACAGATAACGGATCTGGATCTTTTTATCTACAGGTCAGCCGTACTTTCTCAGTAGGCTTTGATAATACATGGACTGGTGACTTCAGCGGCGTTTCAAACGGAAGTATTGTTCAGCTTTCATCTGATTATCTCTTCCCATCGACCAATCCGGCTGTCACATCAGCATATATTGAGAAGACATCATCTTCAAACAACTTGGCAAAGCTGTATAAGACAGCTCCAAGCTGGCCTGCCGGAACAACATTTCCATTAACCCCTGGAACATCTAATGTTCAGATTACCAGCGGTGGAACAGGATACACAGCAGCTCCTACGGTTTCTTTTAGTGGATCTAATCAGACCGCAACTGCAACTGCTGTAATCTCAAACCAAGTAACATCTTTCCAAATTACTAATGGAGGAAGCGGATATATTACTCCTCCTACTATTGTACTTTCTGGAGGAGGTGGAAGTGGAGCTACAGCTGTATGTTCAATTACTGGAGGTGTTGTGACATCAGTACAGATCCAATCTGGAGGAAACAATTATACATCAAACCCAAGTGCAAGTATTGGAACAGGATGGGTGGCTAATGCAGCTGTCGGATTGAACCAGCAGATTGTATCTGGAGGAATCCTTTTCACCTGCACTACGGCAGGAAACTTTGGCGTGACAGCACCTACCTCAGCTACTCCAAATCCATCTGGTCAGACAGCAGTGCTTGCAGTAGCCGGAACGCAGGCAGTTATTTCATTCGGTATTTCTGGAGTTGTTACGTCTGTGAATATTACAAACGGCGGATCTGGATATATTACCATGCCTACCTTGGTGTTCACGAATGCAGCAGGTGACACTAGTGGATTCGGAGCGTCTGGGTATGTTCAAGACTCTGCTATTCAGGTCGTATCACTTGGATCTGGTCAATCATACTACGCAATAAGGACACAAGCATACGCAAAGGCGCAGCAGTATGGTGTTGGAGGCCCTAGTCTTCTTTCTCCAAGCTCTATTCAATACCTGAGTAACGGAGTAAGTGTTCAATTCTCTACCAGCGCAGCAAATGGAACGGATGGATTGCCTGCACCACTGACTAGCGCAAATCCGCTTACTGGAGCAGCGCAATACACGGTCTCAATTGTTGGAAACAACATCACGCTTACAGATTCAAGCAATAATCCTGTTATCTTTGCATCAGGAGGTATTCCTACTCTTGCAAATGGTCAGATGTTTATGAACGTGCAACGCCAATTTACGGCAGCACCTTCTAATGGAATTATTTCAACAAATTCTACGTTTGAGTCAGGTCAACAGGTCACGCTTAGACCAAGCACAAATGATGTACTACCAAGCGGATTACGTTCATCGTCAGATTCTACAGTTAATGTCATCGGTACATCTACCCAGTATTCAAACTCATTTAGTTTGAATACAACTTCCGGCCTGAGCGTTGGAATGACTATATCTGGTCAAGGAATCCCACTCAACACGACCATATCGACGATTGTTGACGCTCATACCGTAACCATGAGCAGCCCTGCAAATCTCACAGCGGTTAACTCAGTCTACAGCTTCTCATTCTACTATTATGTTGGCTTCCTTAACGGATTCCAGCAGCCACAGAACAAGACTTTGTACAATCTGTACAATTCTTACAATAATGCGCTAGCCGGAGGAACTACTGGACTTGTTACCATGTCATCTACTGGTAATACTGCAACAAGCACCTTCTTCGTAGACTCAATCCTTCCTCCTACGCTTGTTAAGAGCGTGCTGCACGTTGAAAAACCTATAACTGTTGGTTATGTGAGCCTATATGCATACGATTACGGTCGCAGCAACGACATGGCCTTAATTGGTCAGTATCATCCATCTGAAACCAATCCAAAGTACCGTAGGATTCGTATCGGAAAGCCATGTGCATGGGCTAGGATCATCTATAGGATGGCTCATCCAAATATTACTAGCGTGTACGACTATATTCCCATCGAGAATACCCGTGCTATCATGGCTGGAATCCATGCCGTTGACCTTGAAGATAAAGATTTCTCAGAGCAGTCTGAAAAGTATTGGGCTAAAGCTCTTGCATATCTTCGCAGTCAGCATGAAAGCATGACGGGTCACGCATTTGAGCCTATCCAAGTTGACAATATGGTCTATGGAGACAAGACAGACCCAGTAATTGACTCTAACTGGGGCTATTACTACGGCGGATATTAATGAAAAGCCCAGCGATTACATCCGGCAGGCAAACAAAAGCCACAGCCGCTTGGATTCACGGGGTAAATTCCGTAAGGAATCCTTGGACGCTTCCTGAAGATCAATTCAAATGGGGAGTTAACGTAAATTGTCGCGGTGGAGTTGTTCAGACGCGCAATGGATTCAAAATGCGACTGTCCTTGCCAAAGGGAAACTTTCAGGGAGGCATTATCTTCAATGCAAATAAGCAATACCAGAATGCAAGCTCTTCAACCAACCTTTCTGGTGTTACTATTAACCAGCAGGCAGCTGTTTATGACCCAAATGGCAATCCTGTAACTGTATCAGAGATACCTTATGCGTTGTTCTGCGTAGATGGTAAAGTTTACTATGCTCCATTCCCATTAACTCAACCTTCTTCATGGGATAAGTACTTATTGGATAACATTAAGCTAGATCCAGACGTAAACACTGTAAATTTTGTTATCGCAACGCAGTCGGCTAGCGTTGATAAAAACAGCAATACAACTGTTATTCCTTCGCACAGGATTGTGGTAGTTCAGGATGGAATTAATCAGGCAGGCTACTGGGATGGATCAAATCAGACAGGGCAGATTGCATCTGATATGCCAA